GGTAGAGGCGGCTGATGCGGCCACGGGGCGGGCCAACACCGCGGCGGAACGGGCGGAACAGGCGGCATCCGGTGTATTCCCGCCCCACAACACCACCCACGCCATCGGGGGGGATGACCCCATCACCCCGGACATGATCGGGGCGGCCAATAAAACCCGTTCCACGGCGATCACCCTTCTCGCGAACGGATGGGAGGGAGAGGGGCCTTATACCCAGACCGTGGCGGTGGAAGGGCTGACGGGTGACCGCTTTGAGAACGCGGTGGTATTCCCGGAGTTCAGCGAAGAAGGGCTGGAGGCGGAACGGGAGGCCTGGAACCTGGTGGACAATACCACGACGGTGGAGGGCGCGGTGTACTTTCTCTGCCTCCGGGAGAAGCCGATCATCGATGTGCCGCTGATCGTGAAAGTGAGGGATTGATATGGGACAGGCTTTGATGTTCGGCCAGACGGCCACAAGCGGGAGCAGCGCGAAGGGCCTTGACGTGACAATCGCCGCCGCGCTCCCCACGGCGGTCATAGAGAACCGTATCCTCTGCATCACGGAGACGGGCGCGGGGATGATCCTGGCGGACACGGTACGTCCATCGGGAACCGCCGGGGATATCTGGATCGAGATGGGCAGCGAGGAGGACCTTGTCGCCCTCGGCAGCGAGACAAACCGGGTGAACGTGCGCCCGGTGATGGTCTGGCAGCACAGCGGGACGGGCTGGAACCTCATCGACGCATACCTGGGCCGGGACGGGGCGTGGGTGCAAATCTCCTCCAGCGTCACGGAGATGGGCGTCCGGCACATCATTGCGAACGGCGCCTATCTCCTGGAGCGCCTGGGCGCGGCGGCGGGGCTCTCCGCCACGGCGGGGGTCGGCACGGTGCCGCAGGAAACGGATTTCGATACCATGCCCATCTACCGGGAGATACGCCGCTGCAACCTCAACGCGGACGGGACCGTGGCGGCCTGGGAGGGGGAAGAGGGATTCTCCACCGCCACGGCGGACGTGATGGTATACATCCCGAAGTTCTGGTACAAGCGGGTCCACGACGGGACCAATGACGAGTGGTGGATCGCCGACGGGCCCGTGGAGGGCTACGCGGTGCACCCGGCGTTTGCCCGGGGAACGCCCTTTGACGATCTGGACGGCTTCTTTGTTGCGGCGTTTCCGGCGGGAACCGGATATCAGAGCGTATCCGGCGTAGCGCAGCTGACCAATATCACCCGGGCCACGGCGCGGTCGGGGGCGCGGGCGAAGGGGACGGGCTGGTATCAGCTTGACGTGGCGGCGGTAGAGGCGATCAACACCCTGATCTATATCGAATACGCCTCTCTCCACGGGCAGGAGGCCATCGGCCCGGGCAACAGCGCAACCAGCGCGGTCCAGCAGACGGGAACGACCGACAGCATGGCCGGGCACACGGGCCGACCGGCGGGCACGGCCAACGCCGTGGGCATGAAGTGGCGGGGTATCGAGAACTGGTGGGGCAATGCCTGGATATGGGTGGACGGGCTGAACATGAACGGGAACGCCTATTATTTCTGCCTGGACCCGGACAGCTACGCCGACGATACCGCCACCTACTACACGGCGGCGGGCCTCACGGCGGGGAGCAACGGGTTTGTTAAGGAGGTCGGATATTCGGCGGACCATCCTTGGCTGATGGTCCCCACCACCACGGGCGGATCGGAGACCACATTCTTCTGCGATTACGCATACACCACCACAAGCGGTTGGCGGGTCGCGCGTTTCGGCGGGAACTACGGGGTCGGGGCGTACTGCGGCCCGGCCTGCTGGGACCTGAGCAACACCTCGACGAGCGCGAACGCGAGCATCGGCTGCCGCCTCCTTTACCTGAAGCCCTGAGGGGGACCGGGGGCCGCGGCCCCCGGGCGAAACACGGAAACGGAATTTACCCATCCAACAACTGAAAGGAGTGATCCGGAATGAGAGTAAAAGGCGACATGCCGCCGGGGGCCTACAGCATCGAATCCCAGCCGGGGAAGCCGGGCTTTGCCTGTGTGCGGCTGTATGAGAACGCGGAGGAAGTGGAGGCCCACTGGGAGTATGACGAATACCGGCTGACGGTGCCCGTGCGGGACGATCTCCCGGCGGACGTGGAGGCGCACTACGGGGACTGGCTCTTGACCGCCAAGGGCATGGAGCATGAGCAGGACGCATTGCAGCAGGAAGCGGCGGCGAACAAGCTCCTGAGAGTGACCCATGAGGGCGCGGCGCTGGCCCAGGCAAGCACCGAGGAGCCACCGGCCACGGTGGGAACGCTCATCGCGGGATTTGAGAAGTGGGCCCCCGGCAACTTCTACGAAAAGAAGTATTCCCTATTCGAGCATGAGGGGGACGTGGGATTTACCCGGCAGGATAATATCACGGCCATGGAGCACCAGCCGCCATTCTCCCCGGGGATGGAAGCGGTATACGGCATCCGCCCTGCGCCGGACGATCAGGGGATTTACCCCTACCGCTACAACATGGCGGCAAGCGAGGGCATGAAAGTGCGGGACGCGGAGGGCGTGGTGTGGTACTGCTACAATCCCGTGGACCCGCTGCTCTGGCCGCCCTCGGAAGTGGCGGCGCACTTCAGGAAGGAGGAAAACTGATGGCATCACAGGGAATTATGGCGAACCAGCGGGCGGCTGGGGGAGGGAGTTCGGGGCCGGACATTTCACAGGCCACGGCCACGCCTGAAAAGGTATGGGCAGGGGAAACCTTCTTCTCCGGGGCGAGTGAGGAGATGCAGACAGGGACGCTGGACATCCCCGCCGCAACCGCCACTCCTGCGGATGTGCTTTCCGGTGCGACCTTCTTCGCCGGGGATACAACAGAGATGCAGACGGGGACGCTTGCATTAAGCGGTACAGCTACGGCGGCACGGGTATTAAGCGGGTACACGTTCTACAATACCGATGCAAAGACGAAGCTGACGGGGACATACGTTGCGCCTGGGCAAAAAGTTGTTACCGGAACAGTGACAATCCCAGGCGAGGGAACTACGTCCGTTTCGGTGTCAATTACCCCGCTTGTTGTATATATTACGTTTAGCGGTGAAAACGGGACATTTTATGAAATGCGTGGATATGATGGTACAAGGATTTCAGCACACGCATGGATTAGTATAACTGGTATTTCTGGACGTACAATATCGTTTAAAAATACATCTTCTGACGATGAATCGTGTACTTATAAGGTTTATGGAATTGGATAAAGGAGGTGTCCCAATGTTCTTACGCAGACACTTTTACGATCTAACCACAGGCGAAACCCTCTTTTCCTACACAATGGAGGGTGACGGTGAACCGCCTACGGTTGAAACCGACGTACAGGCCAACAACCTCACCAACTACGGCCTATTCGAATGGACCGAACCCGACCCGGAGATCGAGCAAAACTTTGAGGACAGCTATGGACGGGTGACGGTGGATGTATCGACCGGGGAATTGGTATTCGATTTTTCGCCCTTGCCCGAACCCGAACCGGCCCCGGATTATCAAGCCTATTATGAAGCCATTTCACAAGAATTGGAGGGAACAGAATGAGCGTAGCACAGGACACGATTAACCACGTTGCTTTTCTTCGCAGGATGAAGGAAGCGGGCGGCACGGCAACCGCTGAGCTTGCCAAGACCACGGGAGAGGCCCCAGCGGTGGACGCGGGGCTTTTTGATTACCCGGAATGGGAGCCGGACAGGGACTATGAGCAGAACGAGCTGTTCATGTATCAGGGACAGGCCGGGTTTGCCCGGCAGGCGGTGAGAAGCCAGGCCATCTATCCGCCCTTCTCCCCTGGCACGGAGGCGCAATGGGGCGCACGGCCCCGGATGAACCCGGACGGAACATACCCCTATGTGTACAACATGCTGATCGAGCCGGACATGCTGGTATGGAGCGGGAAGGACGGGCAGCTTTACCGATGCATTCTCCCATCCCCCTATACCCTGCTCCATGACCCGGCTGATGCTGTCGGGGTGTGCGAACTGGCGGAGGCTTAAGGGCCTCCTTTTTATATGCGGAAAGGAGTGAGAGATTTGGATATTGAAAAACGGAATGCGGAAATCCGGGCGGCGTTCCACGCCGCCGGGATCAAGGGCCAGGGGATCGTGTTCGACGTGCTGGACAGCGGGGCCGTGAAGGTCTCCACCATGAACCCGGTGAACATGACGCCGAACGTGGTGGGCGATAAGGCCGACCACGGAACCAAGGTGGCATGGCTTTTGCATGAAGCCTGCCCGGAGGCGGAGATACGTTCCTATTACTGCCTGACGGGGCGGCACATCATGACCGCCCTCCAAAGCGTGCTGGATCATGCCAAGGCGGAGCCGGAGAAGCAGCACATTGTGAATGTCTCGATGGTGGGCAGCGAGACGGAGGGCATGGAGGCGCTGATCGACCAGCTTACGGCTATGAACGTGCCGGTGGTCTGCGCGGCGGGGAACGACGGGGAGGAAAAGCTGAACCGCTTCCCTTCCTGCTATCAGTCGCCCTATACGGCCAGCGCCATCCAGAAGGACGGGAGCAAGTGCGATTTCTCCACCTGGCATGATGAAGTTGACTTCTGTGAGCTGGGCAAGAGCGTCCAGACGAAACGGGCGGATAAGGACACGATACGCCAGAGCGGGACAAGCTTCTCCTCACCCATCCTGGCGGGGAAGATCGGGCTGCTCATGTGCGAAGCGAGAATGCACAGCAAGGGCCTCACCGATGCGGAGCTTTATGAGAAGCTGAAAGGCGGCGCGGTTGACCTGGGCGCGGACGGCTGCGATCCGTATTTCGGCTGGGGCTATGTGGAGATCATGCCGGGGGCCCATACCGGGAAAACGGAGCCGGAGGAGCCTGCAAGGGAGGCTATGCCAGGGGTATCCGCCACGGGGCTGGTGGCATGGTGTGAGAAACAGCTCGGACAGATCTACGTCTGGGGCGGGAACGGCCAGGAGGCCACGCCCGCGAAGATCAAGAGCATGGAAACCAGCGAGACGAATGTCAACCGGGCCATGAAGCTCTACGAGAAGCGCAAGGCCGAGGGGCTGGACCCGATCCTCATGTACGACTGTTCCGGGCTGATCTCCCGGTATCTCCAGAACAATGGGATCGTGGACAGGAAGCGCAACTGCGACCATCTGGCGGATATGTGCGCCTTCGTCCGCACCTCCCGGAACGATGACGAACTGGAGCCGGGGGACCTCCTGTTCCGGTGGAAATCGGGGAGCGAGGCTTACTATCATGTGGGCGTGTATGTGGGTGCTGGGAAGGTCATCGAAAGCAAGGGCCGGGATGACGGCGTGGTGCTGCGCAAGATCAACGCCAGCGGATCGTCCTACTGGAACCGCTGGGGACGGTTGAAGGTGTTCTCTGAGGAACAGCCCGTAACGCCGCCCAAGCCCATCGAACCTACCGTATTGAAGGTAACGACACCTTATATGCGCGGGGACGCTATCAGGCAGCTTCAAAACGCTTTGAACGGCCTTGGCTACGATTGCGGGGACGCGGATGGCGTATACGGCCCCAAGAGTGAAAAGGGCGTACAGGCGTTCGTGCAGGCCCACGGCGGCACATTGCCCGGGAAGGTCAAGGCGTATGTCATCGTCGGCAACCGGGAATATACCGGGGAATTGGAGGGGTAAATGAGCGGCGCGGATTATCTCTCTTTGGCGGGGGTAGTGGTTGCAATTGTCTGCTCACTTGCGGCCCTTCTTCGGAACAACAAGAACGACAACCGCGAAGAGGCACAGAAACAGGGAGCAATCCTGACGGAGTTGGGCTATATCAAGTCCGGAGTGGACGATATCAAGGCGGAGCAGCGGGAGCAAAGGCAGATCAATACAGATGTCAGCAATCGACTTTCCGCTTTGGAGATCAAGGCCGACCGGGCCCACTCCCGGATCGACCGGCTGGAACGACACGAGGACAAATAAGAAAGGAGAACGAATATGAATTGGAAACTTTGGATTAAGGCTGCGGGCGTGAGGGCTTTGCGTACAATTGCGCAATCGGCGGTTGCCATGATCGGCACGGCGGTGGTACTGGATGAGGTAAGCTGGGTTATGGTGGCCTCCGGATCTGTGCTGGCGGGAATTCTGTCGCTGCTGACGAGCCTGGCGGGCCTGCCGGAAGTGCCCACGGAGGAGCAATGAAGCCCGGCGAGATCGAGCTTGCCGAGATGGTAGCGGAGGTGGCCGTGGAGCATTATAAGCGGATGCGCAAGCAGATGCTCATATGGCGCACGGCTGCCATCCTCATCACCGCCGCCCTGGGGGTAGTGCTATGGATGAGCGCATGATACTGGATTTTTTACGGTATCCATCCGCCCCGCTGGTGGAGTTCGGGCTGACTTTGGTGAACCTCACATGGCAGGAGCAGCTTGCCCTTGATCTCTGCGGGAGAAAGCACATGACCCAGGAACGGGCGGCGGAACAGGCGGGATATAGCGTGGACGCTGTTCAGAAATGGTATCGCTCCGGCATGAGAAAGCTGGGCGTGGCATGGAGCGGGCAGGAGTGGATACAGAAGATCGTGGGTTGAAACTTACGGAAACATTACGGGTCTCGGCGGTGTCGCCGGGGCCCTTTTTTTTGTACCATTTATGCAGAAAGTGAGGGATGCAGATGTTTCCGCAATATCAATTCGGCTTTCAGCCCAACATACAGCAAATGCCCTCGGCTCCCACCGGGCCCGTAGTGCGGCCTGTGACCAGCCGGGAGGAGGCGGCGGTAGCCCAGATCCCCTTTGACGGTTCGGCGGCCTACTTCATCAACACCGCCAACGGCGAGATATACGCCAAGGCATTCCGCCAGGACGGAACAGCCCCGCTGACCATCTACAGGCGGGTGGAGGATACCCCCGTGCAGTATGCCACGGTGGAACAGCTCAACGCCATCATGGAGGAAATCGAGAAATTGAAGAAGCCCAAGGGAGGAAAGCAGGATGAGAAATAACCTGATGATGGAGCTGATGATGCTCAAACAGCAGGGCATGGATCCCGCATCGGCCATGCAGCAGTTGGCCCAGAGATACCCGCAGTTCCAGCAGGCCCTTCCGTATTTGCAGGGAAAGACCCCGCAGCAGATGGACGCTACGGGCAGGAACTTCGCCCAGAGCATGGGACTTAACCCCATGCAGATGATATCCCAACTTATGGGCAGAAGGTAACAGCATCCCCTTATCAGTTCGCCGGTCTTGAAAAAAACGGCCCGACTTCGGAGGTTCGGGAGCGTACGGCCCGGCTCAAATAAAACTGATAAGGAGATTACAACAATGGCAGAAAACGATTTTGGCATGGGATACGCCCTCGGGGCTGATTCCAACGGCGGCGGCGGGATGTTCGGCGGCGATGGCTGGTTGGGCCTGATCCTGTTCGCGATGATCTTCGGCGGCGGCTTCGGCGGCGGCTGGGGCAACAACGGCGCTTTGACCCGGGCGGATATCAATGAGGGCTTTGCGCTCCAGAATATCACCTCCGGCATCCAGGCCATCCAGCATGGACAGTGCGACAGCACCTACGCCCTGACAGGGACTATCAACAACAGCACCAATGCGATCATCGCCAACAGCGACCACAACCACCGCTCTCTCATGGACTTCCTCGTGAATGAGAAGATCGAGAGCCTGCGGGAGGAGAACACCGCTTTGAAGTTCCAGGCTTCCCAGGCGGAGCAGAACAACTACATCGCGGCTCTGGTGGATGCCAAGACGGCGGAGCTGATCCGGCGGATCGCCCCCACCCCTGTCCCCTCCTACTCGGTGCCCGCCCCCTACCCCTATTGCGGGAACAGCTTCGGCTGCGGCGGCTGCTGCTGAGGGAACCAATGATCGGGGGCGGGCAATCCGCCCCCTGAAAGGAGAACACTATGGATAGATACAATTGCAGAATATGCGACCGGGCGATCTATACCGCTGGCGTAACCTTCACGGACGGTACGCTGCTGCTCAACCTCCCCGCTGGCAGCTATGCGGATGGCGGGCAGTATTGCATCATCGTGACCGACACAATTCCCACCACGGTGACCCGGGGTGCGCCGGTTGCCATCACCATCGGCACGGGCACGGAGCAGTACCCCATGATCGATTGCTGCGGACGGCAGATGACCCAGGAGGACGTCTCTTCCCGATGCCGGTATCGTGTGCGCATCCGCACCACGGCCACGGGGGCGACAATCGCGTGGCTGGGCCGTGGCTGCTTCCCTGTGGAGAGGCTTTTGGCCATCGACGGCACAGCGCCAGGGGGTGAAGGCTGATGCGTACAGCGGCGAGAATGTTGGTGCATAACTACCGCAAGAGCATGGGCGGCTACCAGGGCAACATGGAGGCCCCCATGCGCTCCCAGAACACCACCCAGAACAACCGGCCCTATGATGAACCCATGCGGTCGGATATGCGTGGCTCCTACGAAGACCCCAGCGCTCATTCCCACGAGGATCGAAGCGATAAGCATGAGCGCAGCAATGATGATACCCGGGCGGGGAAATCACAGATTGGCTTCCAGTCCGAGGAATATGAGGGGGAATTCAGCCGGGAAATGGCCGAGAAGTGGGTAGAACAGATGGAATACGCCGACGGGAGCAGGGGCCAGCATTGGAAATGGGAGCAGGCGGAAAGCCTCATGAAGCAATGCGGCGTGAAGTGTGATCCTGCGGTCTGGTATGCCGTGCTGAACAACGCCTTCCGGCTCTATTCAAAGATCGCCCGGAAGTTCGGTCTGGATCGCCCTGACTTCTACTGCGACCTCGCAAAGGCATGGATTGAGGATGCAGATAGGATGGCAGAGAAGTGCGAGAAGATGATACGGAAGGCGAAGGAAAAATAAAAAAGGTTGCCAGAAAGTTGCCAGGAACCCAAGAAAGTAAATCGAATACCAAAAAGCAAAACCCCCACAACCTTAGAGATTGTGGGGGTTTTTCGTGGCGCGCCCTGAGGGATTCGAACCCCCGACCTTCTGGTCCGTAGCCATAAAAATACTGTTTTCCGCTGGTTTCGATACCCAAAAAACCTAGATAAATAGGGCGTTTTTGCAAATGGCAAAAACCACGGTTTGAAAAAAAGGTTGCCAGAAAGTTGCCAGAAATCATCCTTTAGAAAAAGCAGATTTTACCTTTTCAGCGTTCGCGTCAGTCGTTTCGTCGGCCAGATGAGAATAAATCTGGAGGGTGGTTTTCACGTCGGAATGACCAAGGTATTTCTGCGCGGAGAGTATATCAACTCCGGCGTTGTAAAGGACGGATGCATAGTTATGGCGATAGTAGTGAGGGGTAAGAATGGAACGCCCGTCCTCTGCTTCTATGGTCGGATCGGCGTCAATCATGGCCTTCATCAACCGCGCCCAGCGTCTCTTGTATGTGCTCTGAGATAGAAAGCTGTGGGTTTCTGGGGATTGCAGGATGAATACGCCTTTCAGCCCTCTGACAGGATCCAGTGCCCGCGCCAGTTCATCCGGGACGGGAACAACACGCCGGGAATAATCGGTTTTTAATTCGCCGACGGAATTTGTGCGGAAATCAATATCCCGGCGGACGGAGATTGTACGCGCCTTTGCGTCGTAATCGCCCCATTGAAGCCCCAAGACTTCCCCTATGCGCAGACCAGTATAGTAGAGGATTAATAGCAGAAGCCCTTCTGGGTGCTCCCAGCCAACCTTCAGGGAGGCGGCTGTTTCAGCCTTTGTAAGGGCGCGTTTGCTTTCTTTCTTCGCCCTGGGTTTCGTGAGGCCGATTGTAGGGTCTCTGTCAACGATCCCGTGGGTGTATGCGGTTCTGTATATGCCTATGAGGATGGATTTCATATACCCAAGACTGGACACGCTCATCCCCGCTTTGCTGTTGAGAAATGATTGAAGCTCAACGGCGGTAATCGCCCGGAGCTGCCGCCCGGAAAAGGCCGGGAGGATATGCGCGTTAAATATGGAAGCATAGCAGGCGCGGCTGCTTTCGCTCAATGCTTTCTTTTTATAGGCCTCATACCATTCCAGGGCATACACATTAAACAGCACATCCCGCTGGGCCTGAATAGCCCCGGTGACAAAAGCACGCCGCAGTTCCTCCTTCGCCGCCTCCAGCTCCTTCTTCGTTTTGCCGCTGGCATATTTCACGATGGGTTTCCCGTCAGCGTCATGGCCGACGGTGATCTTGGCCCGGTAGCGGCCATCTTTTTGTTTTGGCATACTACTCCCCCAATATCTTATCCATCAGCTGCGCTATTCTTTTATCCTTCCGGGCGATGTCCTCTTCCTTGCGGTCGATGATGCGCCGGAGGCGGTACATGGTTTCCTCATGCTGCTTGATGGTTTCCTCCCGGCGCTGGAGCTTGCTGTCCTTCTCTGTGAGCAATGTTTTCTGGGCGTTGATCTGATCCTTCAAGCTGGCAACCTCATGCCCAAGCTCCTGGAGCCTGTCCCGGTATGCGCTGATATTCGCGTCCTCAATGGCCTTGGCGCTCTCGGGGGTGACGAAATGCAGCGCCCCGCCCAGCAATTCCGCATACTGAATGAGGGTGGAAAGCTGGGGGTTGCTTACTTTAGGATTGAGTTGCTGGTTGACGGTGGATAAATCCTTATGAATCCTATCCGCAATTTCCTGCTTCGTCAATCCCAGGAATGCTATTCTGGAATTAAAATCCCTGATGATTTGATTCAAATCCTACCTCCTGCATTATGATAAGCACATGACCGCATATCTTGAATGGGAAACACATCAAAATCATATATGCGGCCTGAAAATTATTTGGTAGGATATATCCGGGCTTGAACAGAAGCCCATCCTACCTCGCGGGGGCCAAGCTTGGCGGCGGTGCCCCCGCAAATCTTCAAAGGAGAACAGTATGGACGATGACAGTATGCTACTCAGCAAGATCAACGACCTGGCCCCGCAGCTGAACGCGAAGCACCGGGCGAAAATCCTCTCTCAGATCATCCTCCTTATCGAGGCCCAGCGACAGGGAATATATGATTTCCCATTGCGGGATTCTCAGAATCACAAGCGGTCGTAATGTGGTAAAGTTTCTGTACAAGAAACTTTACGAAAGGCAAAAGGAGGAAGGCAATGACGAACAACGAGAAATTCAACAGGATGCTCAATGGCTGCTCCCGGCCCAGGGCGGTCATGGCGATACTATCGGCCCTTGCGGCTGAACCAGTTGTCCAGCAGGCCGATCACATTGGTCAAAAACGCCAGGTCATCGTCGGAGAGCTGCTCTCCCTCACGAATGAAACCAAGCTCTACCAGGAGGCGGTTTGAAGCCTCCATCGAAATCAAAGGCTCCTGCTCCGAGGCGGGGGCTTTTTCTTCTCCGCTGAAACCGGTTTCCCAAAGTTCGTCAAGCGAAATCCTCAAAGCTCTTGCGATCAAAACACTTTGCTTCCCACGCGGCTCTTTTTTCCCACTCAAATATTCAGATATAATTGCCTCGCTCAATCCAGTCTCACGGGCCAAGTCTGCGGCCCGCATTTCTCTGTTGACCATTGTTTCTTTTAATTTATTCGAAAAAGCCATAAGAAAGCCCCCTTTTCGACCATCTTAACATTTGCAAAGAAATTTTGCAATAGCTATTGACAAACTTAACAAAAGCGAATACAATGCATACATACCTTAACTAATGCGAAGGGAGGGGGAGCGTTGGAATATCCGTTTAAGTACCCGGAACTATATGCGGAACTGGCCAGGCAGGGGAAAGAAAAGACCCTTCTGGCTGAGGCTATCGGAGTAACGACTGCCGGACTCAGATATAAACAGTCAAAAGCCACCAGCGGAGATTTTACTGGGGACGAGATGCGAAAAGCGGCTGTTTTCCTTGGGGTGCCAGCCGCAACTCTATTCGATATGCAGGCGGGGTGAAGGGAATGAAGCGTTGGCCCGTGTTGAAACCGGATCGTTCCCCGGCATCGGTGGAGGCGATGAGCCGGAATCTTGAAGAAATACGCAACAGGCTCACAGAACTAGAGAGGGGATCGCTTCCCACGAGTGAAGAGCGGACGCGCGCGATCATCGCAAGGGATGGGTTTGTCAAGTACGGAGGTTGCTAATACGCATGGTTGCAATAAGGGCAACCGATAGTGACGGCTCTTGCTTTAACCGCAGTAATAACAGGAAAGGAGTTTTTGCATTTAGGGTTAGGGCAATTCCGAAAGTAGAAACCCTTAGCAGAAGCAGATGGAAGGAAGGCAAGCAGGACATTCCCGGGATGGATCTCGTCAAACTCCCCGTATGAACGCATCAAATCGTTGATGTTGTCAACAGGGAAATTGATGCCGTTTTCGGAAGAGAGGCTGGGATCATTTACAAATACAGTTTTTTTGTAAACGTAAGACACGAGGGCGGCGTGGCCCTCAACAGTGTCAAGAATTCGGTGGTAATTCGGGATAATCTCAATGCCATCTTTCCGAAACATGCGAATGGTAGACAGGGGATCGTCAACCTGGGCAGCAGTGCAGACGAGCCCGCGCCGGATGGCATCTCGTGCCATTTCAGCAATGCCGCAGTAGTCTCTGACAAGAATACGGGATTCGGAGCGAACGCTCTCCCAAATCTCGTCTTGGCTCACAGACATGCCGAAATGAGTATAGAGCATTGACAAAGCGGCTGCGCCGCAGTAGCTTTCTGTTTTTTGTATAAAATGCGGAAGAGTACGAGGGTTTTCCATGGCGAAGAAATTCCTTTACTTGGTCGATTTAAGGAATCATACCACACACAAACGATAGGGGCAAGAGCGCGTAGCGGACTATTTCGGGGTCACAGTGGACGAGCTGTTCAGGGAGGAGCCTTGGGAGGAAGTGGATGTAGGAGGATGTTAGAAATTCTATTCGGGATTATCTTGGTGCTTGGCATAGCATTCCTTCTGATGGCTATGGCCGAAATAGCGAGAATGCATTATCAGGAATGGAAAGAGTGGAGGATTCGGCGGGAAACCCTCAAGGAAATAGCGGAAACAGCGCGGGCGATCAAGAGGGAGAGAGCCGCAAGGGAAGCGGGAGAGGAAGAGCAATGAGAAAGAAGCACAGGGAAGAAAGCGCAGCGCCATGCAAAACAGAGGCTTTCAATTCGACCTACTGGCGCAAGATGTTCGATGAATACAACCGGCGGCTCTCCGCGCTGGAAAAGCGCAGATCCGTTGAGCAGTTTGGGGCTTATGAGAAGCTCGACCATGAGCCTACGGAAGAAGAAGCGGAACAGTTCGCGCAACGTCTATTTGCCGCCCTGCTCCCCGCTATCAAGGATAGGGCTGTGATCAAGAAGCATTGGCCAGCTACGGAAGGCGGGACGGAGTATTGGACGGTAGGTTTGAAGCTTATGGTTCCGAAAGCCTCCAAAGATGTCGAGGCGGGGTAAAGGGATGGAAAAGTATTTTCCGCTGATTGCGGCCGCTGCCGCTTTAGCCGGTGTGGCGATGAACATTGTCGGAGAAGTACACAGACGGAGGGAGTTACGGAAGCTCCAGGATGAGGAACGGGCATTCATCCTGTCAGGAGGGCTTGAAATAAGTGAGAACGGAAAAGATCGCAGCGACAAGCCCGATGGAAATGGAGGCAAAGATTTCAATTCTCCTTCGCCTTTCCATTCTAAAAGAAGAGATGGCGAGGCGGGTTAAATGGCAATTGCAAATTCGCTTTCCATCGGCGCATTGACCAAGATCGCATTGGACATATTCTTTCCGCACAAGCGCTGCCCATTCGGCGGCGAAGCGTTTCCCCAAAGCGATTTGAGCTTCGTGATTTGTGAAAGGCTTTTCGCCAAACCGACGGTAAAGGAATTTTAATACGCGATATTCATCTGGAAACATCGGTATTACCTCTTTTTTCAACAGTATACCACACAGAAAGGAGAAGCGCATGAGCGATTTGGAAAAGGCCATCCGGGCCATCGTGGATCAGGCCATTGAGGAACGGCTGGGCGGATCGCCCTCTGCCGGGGCCATGGTCGCGGAGTATGGCGAGATGGTTGGCCGGGGGAAGGCGGCGGAGCTGCTGAACGTATCGGCGGGCACGATCACCGCCATGTGCAAGGACGGAAGATTGAACGGTACGCCGCTGGGCGTGTCCGTAAGGTCGATTGCGAAGTATCTGGACGATGGGCGGCCCACGGCGCAATCCGTGAAGCGGCGGAAGAAGGTCTATGCTTTCGAGAGGTGTATTCCATGAAGATGACCAAGGAAACCTTCATGGCCCGCTGGGAGGCGGATATCGCGGAAAAGCACCGGCAGATGGCAAAGATCGCCGCTGAGAAGAAGCGGGAGAAGGAAGCGCTGGAAGCGGACAACTGGGGATTTATCGCCTCCCGGCGGAGAAAGCGGCATTGGAACTATGTAAGGAGGTATGGAAGGGCATGAACCCCGTTAAAACAACCATTGATTTATCGTATCTGGATCGCTTCGATGCTGTGCAGACTGCAGCGGAGATCAAGATCGGTACCACCGGCGTGTTTTTCAAGGGTCTGGGCGAGAAGATCCCCAGCAGGAAGGCCGCCCTGTTTGCTGGGAAACCAGGAAAGGACTCGCTGGTGATTGCCGTGCAGGAAAGCCCGGACGGGTTTGAAATCAAAGAGAGCTCGCGCGGAACCCGCTGCTGTTGCTCTCGGTTTGTGCGAGCGTTGCTGGATCGCGGGGTTGAGCTGCCGCAGACGGCGGATCTGGCTTGGGATACGGATACTAAGGCGTTCACGGCGAGGTTGAAACTGATCGTAAAGCCGCAGACTCCGGGAGCCCCCCCCCAGACGCTGCGAAGGCGCCCGAGGAAGGATGATCAAGGATGCTGATATTCTGGTTCGCCATTGGACTGCTGGTGGCCTGTATGATCGAGGACAAGCCCTGGTTTGAGAAATGGGCGGCAAGGATGATCGCCCGGATTGTGAAATAGGAGGAAGACATGCTGAACATCCAAGAGGAAATGCAGTATTTACTGGATGCCGCCAAGAGCCGGAAGGACTTCGAGGCTATCAGGAGGAACGCATCATTCATTGTAGAGCGTATGGGTTATGTGCCGGAGCGGGAGCTGGAGAAGGCATACCGTACTGCATTTGACGAAGGGGATATGGAATGGCAGTTCCTGATCCTCAAGACGGTGGCGTATCTCAGGACGCTTGAAACGGGAGAGGGGGCGTGACAATGGAAGGCGAACGCTGGACGATCCAGGATGATACCGCCGCCGAATGGGCGCTGACGAAAATCCGGGAGCGGAATGCAGAGCGGGACAGGATTGTTTCCACCTGTCAGGCCATGGCGCGGGAATATGAAGCCAAGGCCCGGGACGAACAGGAGAAGGCGCAGAGGGACAACTCCTATCTGGAATTTGCGCTGCGGGAGTATTTCGAAACGGTTCCGCATAAGGCCACCAAGACCCAGGAGAGCTACCGGTTGCCCGGCGGAGCCCTGAAGCTCAAGCAACAGGCGCCGGAGCTGGAGCGGGACGACGCCGTTCTCATGGAGGCATACCCGGAATTTGTCATGACTACCCGGAAGCTCCAATGGGCGGAACTGAAGAAGCGGGTGGAAATCACCGGGGAGACCGCCATTGACCGGGAGACAGGGGAGATCATCGGGGCGATCGCCGTCATCCCCCGGGAACCGGAATTCATTGTGGAGGTGAAATAAATGGGCGTGCCGGTGCTGCTGATAGGCAAATCGGGATCCGGGAAATCCGCCTCTCTGAGGAATTTTCCCCCGGATAAGCTGGGGATTGTGAATGTGATCGGGAAACCGCTGCCGTTCAAGAACACATTTAAGCCCGTGAACACCACGGATTATAACATGGTCATCACGCTGCTTTCGAAGGCGAAGGCGAAGAGCCTAGTGATCGATGATGCGGGATATCTGATTACCAATCATTTCATGGAGGAGCACGCCAGCACCGGGAAGGGGAATGCGGTGTTCGGGCTTTACAACGATCTGGCGGATCGCTTCTATAACCTTTGCCGGTTCATCGTGAACCAACTCCCGGCTGAGAAAATCGTCTATGTGGTCATGCATGAGGAGAAGAACGACATGGGGGACATTCGTCCCAAGACCATCGGGAAACTGCTGGACGAGAAAGTATGCCTGGAGGGACTTTTCACAATCGCCCTGCGCTCAACGGTCTCCGGCGGCAAGTATGTATTCACCACCCGAAGCAGCGGCTTCGATGTCTCCAAGAGCCCCATCGGGATGTTTGAGGAGGCGGAGATCGACAATGACCTTTATCTGGTGGACAAGGCCATCAGGGATTATTACGGACTGAATGAGGAGGAACAGACAGCATGAAGAAGCCCAATGGATACGACACAGCCCCCGCGTATATGGGAGGAGAAGCGGCTCCGCAGCTGGAGCCGGGCGGATATGTCTGCAAGATCAAGCAGGCGAAGGAGGAGACCACGGAGAGCGGGTACTGGATGTTGGCGCTGGCCTTCGATATTGCGGAGGGGCCCCATGCGGGGTTCTATGAGGCGCAATACAAGGAACGCATAAAGAACGATGCCGCGGCCAAGTGGCCGGGGGTTTACCGGCAGGGGATCCAGGGACGCGACGGCCAGTGCAGTCCCTTCTTCAAGGGGATGATCACGGCCATCGAGAACAGTAACCCCGGATACACCTTCAATTTCGATGAAGCCACCCTGATCGGCAAGGTGTTTGGCGGCGTGTTCGGACAGGAGGAATGGAAGGACCGAAACGGGGCTGTCCGTACCAGCACGAAGCTCCAGAGCTTCCGCAGCGCGTCCTCCATCCGGGAGGGGGATTACAAGGTGCCGGAGATCAAGCGGCTCGACACGCCCCAGCAAGGCCGGGCCAAGGTGTCATTTGCGCCCGTAGCGGCCATAGGTGATGAGGAATGTCCGTTCTGATCGACTATCCCGCCATTAAAGAAGCGGTGAAGATGGAGACGGTGCTGGATGCATACGGGATCGAGATCAAGCGCGGCGGGGTGGCGATATGCCCGTTCCACGCGGATAGGCACCCCAGCATGAAGGTGTACCGGGACGGGTATTACTGCTTCTCCTGCGGCGCCGGTGGAGATGTATTCACGTTCGTGGCGCGGATGGACGGGCTGCCGAACCGGGAAGCGGCCATCCGCGTGGCGGCGATCGGCGGGCTGGAGCTGCCGGAGGATGATCTCCGGGGCCGGGAGAAGGCCCGAAGGGCCGCAGCGAAGCGCCGGCAGGAAAAGCGTGAGAAGCAGGCGCTGGAGGAGCGATACGACAGCCTGTGTGACCGTGTCCGCCGCCTGCGTGAGATCAAGGCGGACGGGCTGCCGGGTTCGGGGGAATGGCTGGATGCGGTGAACCTGCTGCCGGCGCTGGAGGGGGAACTGGATGAACTCTTTGAACGGCTCGGAAAACTCGATTAATTACCTCAGCGAAGCGCCATATGCGGAGCTCTATGAACTGCGCGGGGACGCATTCGCCCATGCCGCCCGGCTGGAGGAAATGGCGATGGCCGCCGCAGCCGGGGGGTTCAAGACCTTCAAGAAAATGTATAAGGAATACTGCCGGAACCGGGAGCACATGGCCGCGAAATCCTATGCCGGGAACACCACGGAGTTTGAGGGTCAGCCCATGGAGCTGGAGACCGGCGTATGGCGTGCGGACGATATCGTGATCAGCCGGGGCCGGGGAGTGGACGAGACCGTGGCCTGTGTCCATCCCATCATGCCGGTGCAGCGGATGGTGAACGTGGACACGGGCATTGAGAAGCTGGAGCTGGCGTTTCGTCGGGGGCGGACATGGCGGAGGATCATCGTGGATAAGCGCACCCTTGCCAGCGCCAATTCCATCGTGTCGCTGTCCGACAACGGCGTTGCGGTCACCTCGGAGAGCGCCAGAGCGCTGGTGCAGTACATTCACGATACAGAGAACCTCAATTACGATATCCTCCCGGAAAAGCCCTCTGTGGGGCGGCTGGGACATATCTCGGGTTATGGATTTTCCCCTTATGTGGAAAGCCTGGTATTCGATGGGGACGAGCAGTTCCGCAGCATATTCCAGGCGGTGCGACCGGAGGGAGATTTGCAGGAATGGATCAACCATGTGCGGGATCTCCGGGCATATTCGTTATCGGCAAAGATCGTGATCTCCGCCGCCTTTGCTTCCGCCCTGGTGGAGCCATTCGGTCTGCTGCCATTCTATGTGCATCTGTGGGGAACAACCAGCGGAACGGGAAAAACTGTGGCGCTTATGGCGGCGGCCAGCGTCTGGGCTGAGCCAATGATCGGGCGGTACATCAAAACATTCGACAGCACGGGTGTGGGGCTGGAGGTCTATGCAGGTTTCCTGAACAGTCTGCCGATGATCATCGACGAGCTACAGCTTGCACGGGACGATCACGGGAACTCCAAACACAATATTTACAAGCTGGCAGAGGGTGTGGGGCGGCTCAGGAGCAACAAGGCCCGGGGCATCGACAGGACCATCACCTGGCGCAACTGCATGATCACATCCGGGGAAACGCCCATCACCCAGGGCAATTCCGGCGCCGGAGCCCTGAACCGGGTAATTGACATTGAATGCAATGATGAGGCCCGGAAGGTAATCGAGGATGGCCGTGCAACGGCGGCGTTTCTCAGGACGCACTACGGTGCGGCCGGGAGGGCGTTCATTGATATGCTTACCCCGGCGGCGCTGGAACGGTATCACGGGGAATACAACGAGATTGTGAAGGAACTGTCCGCAGGGGACGCTACGGACAAGCAGGCGCTTTCGGCGGCCATCATCATCACGGCGGACAGGATGGTATCGGAATGGTTCTTCCATGACCAGCCCATATCCGCCTCGGACATGATCGGGTTTCTCCAGACGAACGCCTCCGTGGATATCAATCAGCGGGCCTATGACTGGATCTGCGATTGGGTGGCCCAGAATTCCAACCGCTTGCGCAAGGAGAATGAGAATACGGAATGCTACGGCATTCTGGATGGCTCCTGGGTCTATATCATCCGGAGCATATTCACCAAGGCCGTAGAGGGGGAGGGCTTTTCCTCTCGGGGGTTTCTGGGTTGGCTGAAGCGCAAGGGGATCATCGAGACCAGGGGACGGAATCTGACCTGCTGCAAGCGGATCGGCGGCATCAGGACGGAGTGCATCCATATGCGACTGCCGGAAGAAGTTGAGGTTCCGTTCTAGGCTGCGGGACTGCGGGACTTGCGGGACGGGTTTCAATACATACATATAGGAGAGACACACACTACACTATGTGTGTAAAACGCTCCTATAGGAACAAAAAATTTATGTCCCGCAGTCCCGCACGGCCCGCAAGCCCAGACAAATAGCCTATTACAGCGCGGGACACGCACTCCCGCGCAGTACCGCAAGTACCGCAAGGAGGAAGGGAAATGGAAGCGATACAGAACGCACTCACGAAAAAAGGGTACAAGATCATGCCTTATAGATTAACGCTGATCACGAAAGCGGTCAACAAGATCATTGAAATCCTGTGTGACGCCCGGGTGACGCTCTTCTCGGCGGAAGAGGCGTTGATCATCCTGGACGTTGCCCGGGATGTGCTGGAGAAGGGAATGGATCATGGAGATTAAGCTGCGGCCATACCAACAGGAATGTATTGACGCCATCCCTGCCGCCGGCTCATACCTGATCCAGATGGCGACCGGGCTGGGGAAGACGGTCACATTCTCCCGCATCCCCCGGCGTGGGCGAATGCTGATCCTCAGTCATCGGGAGGAGCTGGTTCGCCAGCCTTTGAAATACTTCGATTGCATCACGGGTGTGGAGATGGCCGGGGAAAAGGCAACCCCCTGGGCGGAGGTGGTGAGTGCATCCGTCCAGAGCCTGACGCGGCGGCTGGATCGGTATTCGCCCAACGCCTTTGATGTGATCATCACGGATGAAGCGCACCATGCAGCGGCGCGAACATACCGGAGCATATACGGGCACTTCCGTCCCCGGCTGCATTTGGGGTTCACTGCCACTCCCTCCCGGGGCGACAAGGTCCGGCTGGATGATATCTATTCGGACATCATCTTCTCGCGAGATCTGCGCTGGGGGATCGAAAACGGATATCTTTCGGATATCTACGCCCGGAGGATCGACATTGGCGTTGACCTGACCAGCGTGCGCACACGGCACGGGGATTTTGCCCCGGGAGAGCTGGACGAGGCCATGGAAGGGACAGCGGACGCTATCGCAGAGGCATACGCGACCATGGCGGCGGGTTCCACCCTGATATTCGCCGTGTCCGTGCATCAGGCCCAAGAGATCGCGGCCCGGATCCCCGGAGCGGCAGTCGTGACAGGGGAGACGAAGGAACGGGCGGAGATTGTACAGCGGTTCACAGATGGAGAGATCCCCTGCATTGTGAACGTTCAGGTATTCACGGAAGGAACGGACCTTCCCCGGGTGGAAACGGTCATCATTGCCCGGCCCACCGCATCGGAAACCCTGTACACGCAAATGGTGGGGCGTGGGCTGCGGCTGCATCCGGGGAAAGAACGCCTGAACCTGATCGACTGCGTGGGCGTGAGCAAGCGTATCCCGATTTGCACGGCTCCCAGCCTGCTGGGGGTGGATATGTCCACGGTGCCGGCGCGAAAGGCCATGGAGGTGCAGGGGATGCTGTTTGACCTTCCCATCAAGGCCGTCAGTGCAGCGGATTGCCCGGAGAGCTGGATTCGGAATATCGAGATCGTGAACCTGTGGGCGCAGGAGCAGGCATACCAGACCCATGATGTGGCGTGGTTTAAGATGCCGGGGGGTGATATGGTTCTGTCGCTGCCGGATCGCAAGCTGCGGATCCCCGCCCCGGATCACCTGGGCCGCACCAGAACGGCGGCAGGGGAAGTGATCGGGATGCAGGAGGCGCTGGACAGGGCTTTCCGCTGGCTGACGGAGCACGCTGCCGATGCCAGGCCCCTGTGGGATAACGCATCCATCAAGCGATGGGGAAAGGCTCCCGCCAGTGAGAAGCAGCTTTCCTTGATTCGCCGCCGGTGCCGGGATTTCGATACGGAAGGGCTTACCAAGGGGCAGGCCAGTATGATACTCAATCGACTGTTGGGAGGGAAGAGCGCATGACGGAAGCGCAGGAACAGGCGACGCTCATCAAGTGGAGTATGGCCGTGCGGGAGCAGTATCCAGAGCTGAAGCTGCTGTATCATATCCCCAACGGCGGGGCCCGGGATTCGATTGAAGGCAAGCACCTGAAAGCCCAGGGAGTTAAGAAAGGGGTTCCGGATCTTCATCTACCGGTTCCCAGGGGGAATGCCCACGGCCTGTATATTGAGCTCAAGAAGAAGGGCGGCAGAGCAAGCCCGGAACAGCTTTGGTGGATGGAGGAATTGCTGAAACAGGGATATGAGGCGTCTATTTGCTATGGTTGGCAGGAGGCGTCCGAGACGATCAGGAGGTACCTGGATGGGGAATCTGGATGATTTGCGGTATTGGGCAGCCCGGAAAGCAAAAGCAGACAGGCTGCCGGCGGAAGTGCGCGAGGAGCACGCTGCTGCATATCGGGAGGTCTGTGAGAAAACACTCGCGCTCACTCTGGAAACTCTGGCGGATGTGGTATGCGCCGTCCACGGAAGCCCGAACCGGGCATTGCAGGATGCGTCTGGCGTGGTAGCCCAGAGGTATCTGGATGGGGATGTGGATGCGTTTATCCGGGCTGTCGAACGGTTCCTGGCAGTGGCCGGTGATAAGTTCACGCAGATGGGGTTTGAAGTCTGTGATGCGCCGGCATGGGAGACGTTATGACCCGGGGAAGCGAGCATGAGGCGAGAGAGCCGAGGGAGGAAAGTATGACCCGCATAGCAAAGCCCGGAGGGGGATATTTGACGGTGGAAGAGAGGAGGCCAACAATGAGTGACTATATCAGCCCCTGCGAGGATTGCCGCCGTAACTGCGAAATCCCTTGCTGGAAGGTGGGACATGGACTTCTGCGGCCCGTGGCGCGGGGGAAGTGGAGGAAGAGCGAGTTGCTTAACTATAACCCGGAGTGTTCTGTTTGCTCTTATGTGTCCAGAGAAAGATACAACTACTGCCCAAACTGCGGGGCCGACATGAGAGGAGGCCGACAATGACACCCATTGAAAAATCAACCCTCAGCCGTGTGGCGGGGATCATCGAGGGTGTATCGTATGGCGTAGACGCAAAGGCGGCGGATGCGCTCATAAGGGCCGTGGCGCTGCTGGAAGGGATGCTGGAAGGAGGGCAGGACAATGGATAGGCTGACAATTCGACTAAAGGATGGGCATGCGGGGGTACTTGGACATACCCCGGATTGGGCGGTTGCTGATCGTCTGGCTGATTATGAGGATACCGGACTGGAGCCGGAGGAAATACGGGCAATTCAGAAAAAGATTGATGATGTGCATCGGCTGGTCAAGTTGATTGATCCGAAGAAATTGGAGCATCTTTCTTATCTGGTTGATGCCGAAGAACAGGGCCGCTTGATCGTGCTGCCGGAGAAGATGACCAATGCCGACAGGATACGGGCGATGAGCGATGAGGAGTTGGCGGGGTTTATTGCGCCAACGGAGGAATATGGGCCAGCGCCGTGGTGTAAACCTATTGGCCGTGACAGGTGCGGCAGGCCATCGTGCCATAGTTGCGCACTGGCGTACCTCCGCCAGCCAGCGGAAGGAGGCAAACAGGATGGTGCTGATTGATAAGCACAAGGCCCGCAAGGCGATCCATGAACATAACCCTGCGGGGAAGCTGCTGCGGCGGGAAACCGTGCTGAAGCTGCTTGGGCAGTTGCCCGAGGTCGATCCTGTCCATGCGGCGGGAGGAGCGTACTGCCGGGAGTGCGAACTTAGGAAGGATAATATATACGGCTCGTTCTGTGGGAGGTACACACAGGAAGCAAGATCGGTAGACCCGGATGGATTTTGCAGCTATGGCCGCAGAAAGGAGGGCGGAGAGTGATGAGATTTGTGGGTCCGAAGGCACAAAAAGCATTCCGAGCGGTTGAAACAATTCGCTCCTGCTGCACAAAATACACATTTCGGTGCGGCGAGTGCCCGTTGCATGATGAGGAAGTGGGGTGCATCCTCCTTACGGACCCGCCGAGATTTTGGAGGTTGCCCGGAAATCATCGGATTACTGCCGAAGAAGAAGGGAAGGCGAAAGCAATATTGCTGTTGTATCCCGGTGCGGAGTATATCACCAGCTGGAGCGGAGAAGACGGGGAATTCACTGTGCTTGGGAAGGATGGGGAGATTTGTACGCATGTACGCATGAGAAGTTTCCCCTCCATCAGGCCGGGACAGACCGTCAAGATCAGCGACATTATAGGAGGATGAGCCATGAATAAACAAAACATCCTGGAAGCCCTGCAATGCCACGGCAGCCCCTATCATGCATGCAAGGATTGCCCATACCAGGAGTATGACGGGTGTTCGGCGAAGCTGGCGCGGGATACATCGGCGCTGATAGAGGAGATGGAAGGGGGTGTTGCGGTTGACGGTTAAGACCTTGCAGGAATGCCGGATACGGCGGGACAGGCTCAAGCGGCTGGAGGAGAGCATTGAGCGCCTGGAGAGCGCCATGACCCGGGTGACGCAGATACTTTCCCATGCTCCGGCCAGGGGCGTGGAGGACGAGCGGCTGGATGAACAGATCGATCAGCTGATCAACCTCACGGCCACGTACGCCCGGCGAACCGTGGAGTTGGAGCTGATGCGGGCAAAGGTGACGGAATGGATCGACACGCTCCCGGAGCAGCAGGCGCAAGTCATATTCAGTCGTTATGTGGAGGGGCTATCATGGGCACAAGTGGCGAGGCGGACGAATTACAGCAAAGATCATTGCTTCACCATCCACCGGGCGGCTTTGAGAAAATGCGAAGAAGAGAGAACATAACAGTTCATAACACCTTTTCCCGTGCTACAATATAAACTGCCAGAACGGCAAAGATCACCTTCCTCCTGTTGCAGGGGCGGCTACGGCCGCCCTTTTGCTTTGGGAAGGGGAAAGGAGGAGCGCATGGCGAAGGGGAAGTATGAATATTGGCTGACGGCTGACGGGCTGCTCCTTCTGGAGGGCTGGGCCCGGGATGGATTGACGGATGAGCAAATCGCGCACAACTGCGGGATAAGCACAGGCAGGCTCTACGAGTGGAAGAAGAAATTCAATGAGATTGATGAGGCCTTAAAAAAAGGCAAGGATATTGTGGACTATGAAGTGGAGAACGCTCTATTCAAAGCGGCCATGGAGGGCAACACCACGGCGCAGATATTCTGGCTGAAAAACAGGCGCCCGGATCGGTGGAGAGAGAAACATGAGGCGGCAATAGACAATAAGGTGAAGTTTGTATTTGATGATGCGGAGATGGGTGATGATCTGACGGGATGAACAGATCGTTAGGGTATACGCCCAATCCGAGGCAGCTTGAATTCTTCAAGGCGAGAGCCGCACACATCGCCTATGGCGGCGCAAGAGGCGGCGGGAAGAGCTGGGCCATGCGGACGAAGTTCGTAATGCTGGCGGGGAGGTATCCGGGGTTGAAGTTGCTGCTTCTCAGGCGAACATTGCCGGAGTTAAAGGAAAACCATGTGAACCCGCTGCTGATTGTGCTACAGGGTGTGGCGAGATACAAGGATTCCGATAAGGTGTTCATTTTTCCCAACGGTTCCCGGCTGAAGCTGGGCTACTGCGACAACGAGGCGGATGTCTATCAGTATCAGGGCCAGGAATACGATGTGATCGGGCTGGAGGAAGCAACCCACTTCACCGATGCCCAGCGGGAATTCCTCACCACATGCAACCGCTCCACCCGGACGGACTTTGCCCCCCGGATGTACTACACCT